TCCTTTGATACCAACAAAGAAGTCATTGGTAGCAATAATGCCAATGTATTCTAGTGCTGCAGGTGGAGTTTCCATCGAAGTCTTTTGGAAAGCAACTCCGCCGTCAACAAAACCGCTTGCACGAATTTGATTGTCACTGATTGCAAGTGCTGCAGTGGCTGAGAGGTTGACAATATCAGATTGCGAGGTTGTGGTTACTTGAGCGTTAACTGCAGTGTTTGCACCTGCAATTGCATTAGGAGCAGACAAATCCATGTCTATTGCAGTAACAACAAACACTTCATTGTCTAGTGGATTAAGTTGTAGATCGACACGTTCTTCCAAATATGTATCAGGGGCAGTTTCCAATGCGGAGAATCCGATGGTGATTAGGCTGGATGTTTCTTTGAGGCCTTTGGGCATACCCTTTAGGAATAGGTTGTAGTTTATTATATTACTTCCTACCCTTGTCTTGAACATCGATACTACTGTCGTAGTGGTTTGGGGGCGTAGTCCCCCGAATCGATACAGTTTTGCTCAAATTTTCCACTACTTACATAAGTAGGCTCTAGTTCGCAATAGTCATGTGCGTAGTATGCAACACATGTTTTGAGGTTTGGAAGTGTCGAAATGCAATGGTTATGGTCACAAATGTGTCCAGATCGCCAAGAGTTGAGGTCAATTGTGCTATCAATATGTCAATTGTGAGTCAATGCAGGCGGTGTCAAGGATGAGTTGTGACGATTGTGGACTATGTTCTCGATGTCATATGTTGTATGATGAAGATTATTTGGGGGAAGAAGAATGAAAGTCAACCGCACATACAGCATGGACTACGATTTAGTCATACAATTGGCCAAGAAACAAAATCAAAGCCGTGAGGTTTGCCGTGCAGTTCGCAAACATTTGAACGGCGCAGATGAGTTTTCACTTGGCGATATACCAACAATGCAGTTGTTAGCATCATTACAATCACGTTACGATCAGTACGATGCTGAGTATAGTTTGATTCAAACGCTAATTTCCATGATTCGGCAATAATTGACATATTGATGTCATTATTCGGATATGCAAAAATCAACAAAAATGCACTTTTTGTACATTGTTTTGTGATTTTGTCAAAATTAAACGCTATACTGCGTTCTATCAAAATTATTCGAATACGCAGCTCGTCCCAGGGAGATAGTCAATCCCGAAAAACGGTAATTATTTCTTCAAATCCTTGCGCAACAACTTGATTTGAGCAAGAATATCCTGCAGTAGTTTTACGATCGGATTCATCTAATCACTTCTTAGACATCTTGTGAGCCATCTTCACAGCGTTCTTGAAGCCGTTCTTCTTCCATCGACCACTCTTCAACTTGAATCTTGGTGCAATCTTCTTGAAGTTGGCTTTGTATCGTCGTTGGTATGCACTGCTTCGACGCTTTGGTTTTGGATCTGGCATATCTGCAGGTGAACTTGAACCCATGTCAGAAGTGAGTCCGTTCAATAACTGCAGGTATTCTTCCATCGTCATCCGTACTTCTGCCATCTTCATCGACTCCTTGTTGTTCTTGCTGCAGTAATTCCTGCGGCGATGAGGGCGGCTTTGTCTGCAAGTGCAGGTCGAAAGAGTCTGTTTGCAGGGTTAAGTGCGACGGAAAGTGCCGATTTGATAAGAGCCGTATCACCTTTCTTGCTGCAACCACGAGGATCAGCACAATCACGGTCATGCTTTCGACATGCGCAGTCCAGTTTGTCGGTACAGGGCTCATCAAACTGTCCACCACGTTGCTTGTACGTCAACGCATCGACATTTTGACCTGCAGTCCAATTAGGACCGCACCAGTTGCCATGGATCTTAACCAATAAGTCCACCTCAAGATGAGAGGACTTCTGATTGAACAAGGGCTGCATAAACTGCGGAATCGGCACGAGCACGGTAGCCGTACATTTTGCCAGCAACACGCTTTACAGTACCGTTTGCTGTTCCTTTGATACCAACAAAGAAGTCATTGGTAGCAATAATGCCAATGTATTCTAGTGCTGCAGGTGGAGTTTCCATCGAAGTCTTTTGGAAAGCAACTCCGCCGTCAACAAAACCGCTTGCACG